GCCACCCAGATAGATGCGAGCCCTCTCTCACAAGGAGAAAGGCCCGCCCCATCGAAAGACCTCGATTAGATCCAAGGTCCGAGATTGTACCACTGTGATACTAGTGTTCTAGTAAGTTGAACACGTGTTCGGCCTCTTAGAGTATAGTTATTACCATACTCTTGGATTGAGTTGTTTCGAAGACGGTTTAGCAATAAACCGACTTTCTCCGAATGTCGAGTAATCCCGACATGCCCGAACTGCCATACATAATATCCTTCGATACCATGTTTGGCTCTCACAGGGACAGCTTCATCAAAGTTTCCAATGATAAAGCCATCCCCCTTCCCAAAGCACCCAAAGATGCGTAACTTCTTTGGTACAGCTTTGAAAAGGATAAGCCAGCTTGACTTCAATGTTGAGTCGCAGGAGGTCTGTGAGTTCCTCCTGTGAGCCCAATATCTAATCAAGTTAGCATATCGGAAGAGTTCAGGCAACGTAAGAGCTATATTCTTAACGAATATAGGTTTGACATCAATCCCATCATAATAGTGAGAACCACAGCTCTCTCGAAAGCAAACTGAAGAAGAAAAACTCTTCTTTTTGTTTACAGAGAAGCCAAGGAACGAGCTAAAAGATGAAAAGAGATCAAAGGCAGAAGATGGCAAAATAACGTCATCTCCGAAAACACTAATCTGGCTCGTATCTAATTTCAGATATGAGCATACTGCAAAAGCAGCAGCATAAAAGATTAGGCTTTCAAGTTCAAAAGTGAAGCCGTTCCCCATACTGGAGAACTTCTCCCACTTAATGAGCTTTCCTTCGAGTTTACCGAAATGTGACCGACAAGCGTCCATTATCTGAAACCAATGAGGAGGAAGACATCCCTCCACAAGGCGAAAGGCAATGGTATCGCTAGCAGAAGAAAAGTCAACAGTTGCAAGCTTGGAGTCATAACTTCCAAGCTTTGCAAGTTGCTGATTTCTTTCCTGCGAATTCAAGTCGATCCCATGTACGAAGAGGCGCTCACGGATCATAAGGCCGATAGCTTTTTGAAACCAGAGATTAATCCCTGGCTCAATAGCTATGACACGGTCCGTAAACGCATCCTTCGGCACAGTGACAACATAATTCCCAGTCTCAAATGAAGGGAAACCTGATTGATTCAGGTGCTCCCCCCAAATGGGATAAGCCTCTGCAAAGAGGTCGGAGATTATGTAGTACAAATCACGCGTTATTCCAGTTTCACACTGGAACTTATTGGTGGCTGACGCTTCAACTCCCTTTAAGAGAGTTGTCACGCCAGGACCCCAATTAGCCTTGTTGAATAGGTCTTCAGGAGAATAACCGACCAGCACTTCTTCGATTTTACGAATGAATGTGTTATACATCCAAACGTTCGGACCCCTATATGAAGGGTCAGAAGTCAGATGTGTCAATCGGAAATTCGTTTGCCTACACAAAGCCTCAGATTCTGAGAACTTTGTAAAAGCAACTTTCTGCTTATCTACGCCGGTCTTTAAAAAGGTCGACTTTGACAGCAGTTTTGTTGCAGCGTAAGCATCTCTAAAATCTACTAGATTATTGTAATCTAGTGGATTGAAAGCCAGAGTTTTTAACTGTGAAGGATCATCACGAATGATGATCCAGACAGCCAAAGAACGAGGGCAATCGAGAGACTGAAGAATTTCTTCAACAGCAGAAAGCGTTACACTCTCTGGAACGCGATATTGTACGAACTGGGAAACCAGTTTCGAACTATGCTTCTTAGAAGACATAGGTAGATCTCCTTTTCTGATACATGGATTACCCCTTAGGGTACTAGCGTAGTGTTTGCTAGAAGCTTAGTAAGGCTTATCCAAGGTGATCACGGCTCCAGGCAGCGGGCTACCAGTTGCATCGGTAGGCACGTCGTCAGAAGCGTTGATCGTCGTCATGAACAGGCTCAGAACCCGGCTGAAAAACGCAGTACGTTCAGCAAGGGTGGCTCGTTCAGGAATCAGAAATTCACCATTGAAAGTGCACTCGTACGCCTTCGTCGGAGCGGGTTGAATCCCGGTCGCCGTTGACGGAGAGGTCACCTCAAGGGTGGGGGAGACGTACTTCGCTTGGATCCTTGTCACACGGGACGTCTTGGTAGGCGCCCTGCAGGACAAGGTAAAGCTGGGATAACCGATCTGATAACCACTGGATCGATCAACCCATTTCGCGACACCAGTCGGCGTAAAGCCTTCGGGGTCAAGATTGCCGGGTGATCCGGCAGAACTGACATCAATACCTGCAGTAGCACTCGTTGTACGAATGGTACCACCAAGGATTGAGGACAGTTTAATTGCAGCGATTGCTGACATTGAAACCTCAATTAAATTGCATTAATACCGAGCTGGTTCATCAATGTTTCGAAGTGAATGCTACAGTAAGCAGTGCAGCGGCGTTAGCCGCATGTATCGCGGAGACAGGATTCTTCGGCCGGGGAAAGTTAGGTTTCGGGAAGTCCGTAAGGACAACACGATCTAGCTTTATCCCAGACGCGAATCCAGCTCCTGATGCAGTTACACTGGTATACGGTAGGTCATCACCAGAATAATTGATGAAGGCGGTACAATATTGTCTCGTAAAGTAAGTCTTATAGCCCCTAAGAAAGGAAAGGCCATCAAACGTATGATACGCTTGAAGGGCATTCCCGATCGGAAGGAACCAATCGACTACAAACGAGTACGGTATTAACTCCCACGCCAGCGCTGTAGGAGAAGTGAAGCCTAAGGACGCAAAAAGATTGACAACCCGGCTATCCAACCTATATGTAATACTCATCTTCTCTTGAGTAACGACATGATAAAATCTCATGCCGATATTCTTCGAGTTAACGAGTAATCCATTAGTGATTTGAGTAGTACCGGTATCAGTCTTGCGCATCCCGGCTTTAACGGTCACTACTTCACCATTTTTCTGAGTTACAAACTTAGAAAAAGATTTGATAGAGGCATCAATGTCTTGAATAAGAGGGATCCAACCGTATCTAAGCTCTAGCCACATTTCAGCTAGAAGCCTAGAACCGGAGATACCATTCCGACGCAAGGCAGAGAATGTCTTTACCGCATGCTTTGATGGAGAAGTAGCGATAGAAGCAGTTGCTTTTCCCAGATTTCCAGCTCTCAGGAACATAATAGAAGCTCTCAGCCGATTACTATTATTAGTAAAAAGCGAGAGGGTCTGTTTGGCCTGAAAGATGTCTTCCGGGATATTCACATCTGCCGCGTTTATACGCGCTCCCAATTTGGATATAAGGGAGTTCTCGTCAATTGCCAAGTGACTTGGGTTGACGTCCGCTAAGGAGACAAAGCTTGACATACTACCTTCGAAATGGGAGTAATTCCCAGAGTTCGTTGGAGGAGGTGGTAACACCTCATGTCTAACGTACGGACCTGCATCTACCGTCTGCCGAAGCATTGAGTAGGCGTTAACAGGTAACGTACCAAGACGCTGTCTAGCTTTGAAATTCGGAGTTCGAACACTCGAGTACGAGCGGTTGTAACTAACGTAGCTCGACTGTACAGTAGTACCAGTCGGGTTTCCGGTAGTAGACGTCCACTCGGTAAACGATTGTCTTCGAGTTTCCGGATTTGGTCTTGAAGCTCGATTATTGAGCAAAGACCTCTGCCTTGGAGCTCTGATGTTTTTCTTTACAAAAGAGCTCACTGACCTACGACGAAAAACATTCACCGTAGGTAATAAGACAGGCTTTGCTGAAACCTTGAGTTTAACTCTCTTAGAAGGGTCACCTTTGTGACTCTTCGTTAAAGAAAAATTAAGCAAAGGGTTAACAGTAACGTCTGTCTTTACTGAGCGACCTTTGATAAGATCGTATACCGAGATCACGAAAGATAAGCCGTGAGGATGATCGGGGAACTCTAAATCTATTAGGTCAATAGCTTGATTGAGCCCATTATGGGACCAAACAATATCTTTTGACGTATAGATTAGGGTTCTCCAACGATACACCTTCACAACGTATCGACGGGTCGGGGTAATACTGAAAGTATCATTGGCCTTCCAGTACATCAGCTCGGAGTAACTCGAGACTGATAAGCTGTGGCCTGAGGACAGCTTGCCTCTAGTGCTCATTACGGCCCCCCATTTAGGGGAATGCAGCAATGAGTCGGTGGATCGATGACAGAAATGTCGTCAACCCAACCGAAGTACAAAAGGCAGGCTAGTACAAGGGCCTTCAGCACAGCTAGCACGGATATCTCCATGTCGGTTCCTTAAAGAGTTAATAAAATCAACCCTTCAGGGGAATGACACAAGATAGTCCGAAATCAAATTTTAGAGCGACGACGGTTAGGAACCATCCGAAAGCCAAAACATATCTGGCCGCGGACAAGAACCACACTCGGGTCTCTTTTATATATTTGATTGTATGCTAGACTCTCAACTCTATTAAGAGGGGATCTCAAGAAACGAACGGCAGAGATTATTAAAATCATTACTGAAATAATAAACTCGTCGTCCATTCTATCGATCTCCTATAATAAAGTTGAACCGGGAATTCCCGGCAAAAGAACC